CTTTGATACTGCTCCCGTTGGGGAGGAGGATTACAAAGATGCTTTTGATGAAAAAGATAAGGCGGAAGGACCGGGTTATTTATTATCTACTAAAAACACACACGGTGACCCAACTAATCATGTATGGAAGGATGGTTTGTATAGTGCAAAAAACATAAGCCATCAAGCAGCAATGTGGCCTACCTATGCTACTGAAGGTGGAAGCACTTACAAAGCACATCATTTTCCATATCATCAAACCATGCACCCTTTAAGAAGAAATAATGCTGTTACAAACAAACCTAATTTTGTAGAATTATTAAAGGCTCACGTATTAGGTGGACACGGTGAAGAAGAAAAAGAATTTGAAAAGAAGTATCTTGAGCATTTGATAGATAAAAAAAGTCCTTTACATTTCGGCTCTACTTCAAAAGATAAATTCGATAAAAAAACACAAAAACTTCTTGGTCAACTTGATGTAAACGGGACTGTAGGAAATCATCAAATGGATTTCTATGAAAGAGATTTCTTACGATGGTTATCGGAGAATAGAGACAAAGAAATAGAATTAGAAAAACAAGGTGTGAATTCAAAAGATATTGAGGGGAAAATGCGTAATCAACATTTTGATGAAAGAGCAGATGATTGGACTTCTAATAAAGCGATAGTTGATGAAAATGATGTAGAACATCCTCACAAGTTAGGTCTTGATGGTTATATGTACGGTCTTGAGTGGTTTACTCCTGAAGAAAGAACTGCTATAATGCAACACTTGTATGACGAAGAAGGAGGAGTCGATAACCATGATACTATAACTTTACCGAGTGGTGAAAAAATCCCTTCTGCACGATTAAATTATAATAACATATTAAGAAGAACACCTGATATGAACTATATGACTAGAGGACAAGGTTTTCTTGGTCGTAATAGTTCTTATCGTATGGAATCGAATGAAGATGATTTTGAAAGTGGAGAAGGTATGTTTAACCAAATGGCACTTGGGGAATTAGCCCATGTACCGACAAGTTTGAAAGAGTCATTCTCACATTACATTTTAGAAGAGATTAATAATAAGTATGCTAAAAAAATACAATCTGGTTCTATACCCGACTTAGAATATTTACCAAGACTCGGACTTCATAAAAAAAATCCTCAAGAAGATTATACAATAGAAGAACTATCAAGTGCGAGTAAAAAGCACTATAAAGATAGAAAAATTGACTCTCCTTTCGATACAAGATTACCAATAGAAGACATATTATTTTTATCAGGTTTCAATCCTAAAACACGAAAACCCATGGTGAATCATCCTATATTTGGTAAAATGGATGGTCCTATTATACCGTTAGAAAAAATAGAACAAATGGAAGATGAAGCAAAGACGAAAGGCTCTCTCCCAAGTCAAGCAAAGGAAATTAGGAATGACCGGTCATTTTTAACTTCCCCACATGGAGCACACGTGGATGAAGAATCTCCCGAAATGTGGAGTGAAGGTAACGGATTTAGATACGGCCCTAGTAAATTTTGGGGAAAGATGTATGCTACTCATGGTGGACAAGGAATGACGTTTTCAACATGGATGGAATTAAACCATAGTGTATCTCATGACCCTGAGCGCTCAACCATGTTTGAAACAGACCCAACAGGTCAAAGTCATTTAAAATTAAATGATAATAACAAATCTTTAGGTTATCATTTCGCTCCTGAAGAGACTGTACCGATTGGAGCGTATGATACCACTGAAAAAAGATTTGTAAAAGAATTCCCTTCACCAACAATACAAAATATTTTGTCACCTGTGAATTCTTCTAAGGCTAAATTTAGTGAAAAAAATAATTTTGCAGAGCATAAATCATCATTAAATCCTGTCTATGAATATATGATGAGACATATTACACCTGCTGAAAAAAAGGAACTTAAATCACATAATAAGCACATGCAAGAAAATACGTCACATCTCCCATTAGCAAAGTTACGACCAGATACCGCATATGGTGAAATCCCCTCTGATGGTAATATGCTTTCAAGGAGTATGCAAGCGCATTTGTTTAATACATTTTTAGGAAGAGGTGACCATCCAAATCAACCTGCTAAAAAATCTGTTGCATCATTAAATGATTTAATGAGCGGTAATCTCGCTGTAAGTGGAGGAGAAGGATTAGAAGATTTCATTGATTTCATGGGTTGGGGAGTAAAGAAGATTACTGGTGGTAATGTAAAAAACATAACAAAAAAAGATAGATTCCCTTTATCTGTGTTTAATACTATTAGTAAGATTATTAATTCAAATTCACCAAAAGATGTGGTTGAATATTTAAATAACACAGATGCTTCAAAAAATAACCATAATTATATGGCGATTAAAAATAAATTAGGAATAGGAGCACATGATGATTTAAATATCGAAGAGGTAAAAACTTGGTTTAAAAATTATGGAAGCGCTTATCATAAAAATAAAATCGAGGATGCTAAAGAAAAAAATCAAAAAGATTACTCAAGTATTACATCTTCTGATAGTTTAAGACAGTCAATTAAAGAAATCAATGAAAAGTTAGAAAGCGGTAATCTTAGTACTGATGATATTAAAAATTTAAAGAGTGAATTAGAGGGAGATACTAGTAAATTACTTACTACTGATACAGATGTCATGGAAGAAGTATTATCGCATGGTGGTATGTTACCTGCTTTACAACAAGAAGAAAGCGTAAGAGAAACGGTTGAAAAAATTAATGAAGAGTTGATGAATCCAAATCTTAGTATTGACGATGTTAAAAGTTTAAGAAGCGAATTAAGGAGTAACTCTGCTAAATTAATTGAACTGCAAAATAAATCAAGAGAAAAGGCTATTGGTAAAGGAAGCAATCATTGGAAAATTGAAACAAACCAAACTTTAGAATTACTCAAAAATCATAGAAATCTTGTAGCGGAAGTTGCAAGGGACCATATTATTCCAAAATATTTAGAGCATGATGAGAATGCTTTCTCAGTCGATGACCCTCAACAATTCATATGGAATACTCAACGTGCTTTTAGTGATGCTGAAAGATATTTACACTCTACTTCCAGACATGGATTATCTGCAAGCACTTATGGAACTACGTATACCAATAAAGAGAATAAGACTTTACAGAATAAAGAACACAAAAATATAGCAAGTCACATTGATAAAAACGGTTTTGAAGTTAATGGGAACATGTCTGTAGACGAAGTTATAGATGGATTAAACGTGAAGAAAACACCCCAGATGAAAGAATATGTAAGAAGTTTAATTGAAGAGTCTAACAAACGTGAAGTTCCTTTACAAGTTTCCACTGTTAAGAATTTACTTTTAGGAGATAAAACAATTCAATTAGCAGATATGAGTAATGAATTACTTCAAAGAAATGAAGAAATTATGAACAGGTCTTCAGAAGATGCTTCTGATGATGATATATTCCATCAAGATTTACACAATGAAGGTCTTTACCCTGCTATTGATAACGCTCAAAGGGCAGTAAAATCAAAAGATGGGAATTGGAAGACGCACTTTATTCATCGTATGCCAAGTATGGTGAAACATATAATGGACCCTAGCCAGTTCAGTTCCTCTTTACAAGCCCATGGTTTGGAAATGTTGTCTTCAGCCAAGTTTGACCCACATAATGCATTAGGAGCAGGTAAAGGTGTTAAGAAGATTTCAAGAAAAACTAAAAATGCATTTGATAGTATTATATTTAGAGATAAAAGTAATATTAAAGAAGATGACGGTGAACCTCAAACCGTAAAATCTGCGGGTATAACTAGAGCACCAATTGGGGAAGTTTCACCAAATAATGTATCGTTATACAGTACTTTTAATTCAGGACAAATACATAATGGATATTTGGCTCATCCTAGTCTTGGTGCTGAATTTGATAGTGAAGGTGAAATCTATGTTGGTCCACATGCACAACCCGGTATGATGCATAGTGTTCCAGAAGACTTAATGAAAATAGCACACTCTCCCGAAGCAGTGACTCAAGTATTGCAAAATGCACCACCACCTGAAAGTCTTGAAACTCCGCAGAGTGGTGTTAATTATGACACCAATAAATCCCCAAGCGATGAGTTTACTACTCTTACATTAAGTGAAGTTACAGATTATATTAATTCATTAATAGACCCTGATTTATTATTGATAAAAAGTGAAGAAGGTGATTGGGTACCACCTATCCGACCTATGCATAGAATATTCTCTTTAGCAAATATGGAACATTTACGTGGTTTTAGTGGTTCATGGGCAGTTAGTAAATGGTATGACGGAAAAAGAATTATCATAATTAAAAAAGATTCTAACACTACTGTATATGATGAAAATAATAAGAAAGTAGGTTTAAAGAAAAAATTCAAAGATAATATTAATAAAATTAATGATAAGAATTATGTTATTGATGCCATACTCGGAGAAGATGAAATTCAAGTTATTGATATTGTAAATTATGATGATAATAATGTAGCGGATATGTTATTGTTTGAAAGAATGAAAATTCTAAGAGGGCAATTTGATAGTTATGAAAACGTAATAGTTCCGGGTCCACATAATACAAGAATGACTGATGAAGAAGGGCTTGAACACATAGTTGAAGAATTTAAGAAAGAACATGAAACCTTACTTCTAAGAGATAATAAATCCACATACATGAAAGGAGAAAGGAGGCACCCTAAGTGGTTATTACTAAGAGAGGGTAAGGATTTCAATTTCATAATCCTTGATAGAAGAGGAGAAGGACCATATACGTATCAATTGGGTGCTGGGCCGATAAATAACGCATCAACGATTGGGAATAGGGCTATTACGTTAGACAATAAAGATTACATGGACATTGGTACTGCAAGAGGGCAACAGAAATTATTCAAGGTAGGGGTTATTGTTAGAGCGAAAATAACAGGGATAAATAAAAAATTGAGAGGCGGTAGAGATATCTTCAATGTTCACGTTCAAGAGATAACTGGTGAAGGTGAAGGTGAAGGGCCTGCTAGTACAGAATCTTTGGATTTACTTACCAAATCATTTTCACCTATTCTCATACCTCACGATATTGATTTGGAAGGCGACCAAATAAAAGTCATACTGAAAGATATTGATACTGTTAACTATTCAGTAGAAAACATAGGAGATAAATGGTTTTTACAGAGCGCTACTACAGATTTAGGCGACTTGTACAAATCTAACTATTCATTAAATCTGGCTGACAGTCTTCAACCATATTGGGGACCATTAGCATCACTCATGGTTCAAGGCTATTTACAAAAGTTAGAAATGGATGAGAAACATACACCTAGTCGTAAAAGACAAGAAAACCAATCAGCGGGTGTATTAGATGCCGATGATGAAAAAAGACTTCTAAAACCTTCTACTAAGAAAGCGGCAGAAATATTCTTAAGAGCAGTTGATATTCTTACTAAGGAAAAAATGACTTGGACAGGGCCTAGAGGATTGGGGATAGATATGGCTACTCCTGTTGAATCACCAAGTGGCCCGACAAAACTTACAGAAGATTATAATCTACCTGATTATGATGGAAAGAAGAGATACGATGAAGATTACGAAGAAGAGGAAACTAAAAAACCGATTAATCATATGGAATTGAATACTGATGAAGGTGAGGCGCTTGTTTTTGATAAAAATAAAGATGAAGTTACCATCTCTCAAAAATAGACAAGTATAAGTATAAAAACAATGACTCATGTAAGTTAATGTTAACATTGCAAAGGCCATCATCATCAGGCATTTCCATTCTAAAGAGTGGAAACGACTTGGTTGTGGCAGGCTATGCTTCGGTTGAACTTGTTGACAAGCAAGGCGACCTAATTACAAGAGGAGCACTCAATGACGCATTCGGTAACTATATGAAAAGTGAGAAATACCGAAATGTGCAACTAGCCCACTCAAATATACAAGTGGGAGAAGTAATCGATTCTTATGTAGACTCAAATGGTAGGATGTGGAAATCTGAAGTTGATGACACAGGAATGTTCGTTGTAGTAAAACTACGTAGCGACATAGAAAAAGCACGAGAAGTTGCAGCAGAA